GCTTGCGCCCGATTTCGAGGGCGTCGGCGTCGGACGGCGCTGCCGTCGGACCGGCCTCGGGAGCGCCCTCGACGGGCGGCGGCGGTGGCACATCGTAGCGCTGCAGGTAGGCCATGCCGACAGCGGTCGCTTCCTCGTCGCTCATGTGGGCCGCTGATACCACTGGGTCTGTCATGATCGTCCTCCGTTGCTAACCAACCCCTCCGGCGACGCGGGCCGGGGTCACGTTGGTGATCGGCCCCATCGCCTTGCCGCTCTTGGGCGGCTTGTTACCCGGCGCGCCCTGCGGTGGCAAGCCGCCATGGCCGGGCGGCTGCCCCGGCCCGGCCATGGCGTGACCCGGCACACCCTGCTGGACAGCCTGCTGCTGCGCGCCCTGCTGCTGCGATTTCATCTGCTCATCCGACGGCACGATGTCCTCGCCGTCGAGCCCGATGCCGGTCGACACCGCGCGCAGTATCTTGGCGCGCCCGCTCGGACCGATGATCTGCATGTCGATGGGGTTGCCGGTGAGCTGCAGGAACTCAAGCTGGCGCTGGCGCATCGTCTCGCGCTGGACCGCCACCACGACACCCTTGGGCTGGACCTCCTCCTCGCCGGTCAGCATGCCCGACCGGTCGGTCAGCAGGATCAGGTCGAGCAGCTCGCGCAGCAGCTTGTTCAGCTCCGTGTCGATGTTGCCGCACACCGTCTGGAGGATTTTGCTGGCGTTGCCCATCAGCATCGCCAAGCCGCTCGCCGTGCGCCCGGCCCCGCCGCCCGGCGAGTTGCCCGACAGGTAGCGCGGGATCGCCGACACGTCGTCGGCCAGCCCGTAGAACGCATTGAACACCGTTAAAAGTTCCTGTGCGTTGGACTGCGGCTGGAAGAAGCTGACCGCCGGTTCGGTCGACCCGGCGACGGCGGGGTTGGTGGTGTGCCAGCGCTTCCACGGAAACAGCTCCTCGCCGTTCTCCTGCCCGGCCAACCGGTCGTCGTTGACCACGACCTGCGGCCCCGAGCTGATCGACAGGTTATTCACCAGCGACCGGAGAACCGCGTTGGCCACTTCGCCAAGGTCGGAGATCACGTCGGGGATGCCGTTGCCCAGCACCGCGCTGGGCACCTTCTCGAACGACGTGATGTAGAACGGATGGCGCTGGCGCGGGCTGGGCGAGAGCTGGACCTTGATCAGGTACTGCCCGATCAGCCACGCTTGGATGGCATAGTCCCGCAGCTCGTCAGGGATTTGCTGTGGCGTGAAGCCGTACTCCAGCAGCATGCGGCCCTGCACGTTGCCATGGAACTCCAAGGTGGTGATCAGGTTGGTCAGGTTATAGACCGGGTTCTCGCGATTTTCCAGCACGGCGCGCGTGCTGTCGGTGCTGTCCCAATTCTCGGTCAGGCCCTGCGTGCCGTAGTTCTGCAGCACCTGCCGGATGTTGGGCGAGTTGTAGCCCGCCAGCCCGATCAGGTCGTTGAGGTCGGTGCGCGTGATGCGGATGCGGTGGATGATCTGCGCATCCTCGATGACGCTGACGCCGGGCGACCACCACAGGTCGAACAGCGAAGGCGCTTCCCACCACAGCCGGGGCTTGCGTATCTTGCTGGGGACGTTGCCGTCCCACTTGACATCCATCACCATGCGCACCGTCGGCCCCTTGATGCAGGCCGCCGGGAAGATCGTCAGCATGGTCAGGAACTCGCCCAGCGCGGTGTAGAAATTGCCCTCGGTCAGTATCTGGTCGATCTTGTCCTCGGTGATCTCGACTTCCTCGCGGGCGTGCTGCTTGGCGGCGTCGCGCGCCGCCTCCATGAGCTGGAAGACGCGTTGCCGGATGATGTCGGGGTCGGGCTGCTGGCCCGGCAGGGCAGGCGAGCCGGGCGCGCCGGTCATCGGGTCGGGCGGCACGGCGGGGGCACCCTGCGCGTTGCTCTGGACCTCGCCCTCGACGAGCTGCTCGATGGACTGGATGACGTTCATCGGGATCGGCGGGTCGGACGGCGGGGTCAGCCCCCATGGTCTATCGGCTCCGAGGTAGACATCGCGCAGGAGGGAGGACGCGCCCCGGCATTTGGCCGCGATCAGCCGGGCGTAGACCTCGGAGCCGCCGAACTTGCGGATTTCACTGAGCTTGGTCGGGTCGTACTGGCCGTTGTAGGCGCGCAGCGCGGCGAGCAGCCGGTCACTCCAGCCGTTGACCGTGTTGCGATGGCGCACCATCATGTCCCACTGCTGGCGGATGTAGCCCGCAAGGCCCTGATACTGAAGCTCGGGCTGAGTAACCGACTGCTGGGTCTGCTGGCGCTGGCGCGCCTCCGCCGCATCCATCTCGGCGTTTGACATGGTGCGCACGAGCGGGTTGCGCGGATTGAACTGGATCACGCTGTCAGCCATGGGAGCCCCGCATGCAAAGACGCTCCGATCTCATGGGCCAGCGCTTCGGGCGACTGACCGTCGTCATGGAAGCGGGAGCCAACCAACGTGGTGCGCGCATCTGGCTGTGCCGTTGCGACTGCCTCAGATGGGCGCGCATACTAGCGATCTCGCTGAAGGACGGCAACACACGATCCTGCGGCTGCTTGCGCACCGAGGCGAACAGGGCTAGAGCCCCGCAAATGCGCCACAAAAGGTGGTCCCGATGTCCGAGCCCGGCCAAGTCCTCGCCGTCACCGACACCATCATCTCGCGGCTCGCCCGCGAAATCGCCCGCAACCTCTACCCGCCCGCCGCCGTCCGCGAACAGTTCAAGCTGACCGTCGAGGAGTTCGACGACGCCACCAACTCGGCGTTCTTCCAGACCCGGCTGGCCGAGGAAGTCTCGCTGTGGAACGACCCGCAGAACGCCCGCGTGCGGATCAGCGCCAAGGCGGCCACCCTGATCGAGGAAAGCATGCCGGAAATCTACGCCCTGATCCACGACCGCACGCAGCCGATGAGCGCCAAGGTGCAGGCCCTGCAGGCGGCAGCGCGGTGGGCGGGCATCGAGCACAACCCGGCGGTCACGGGCGGCGGCGACGATGGCGACCGCAAGGTCAAGATCACCATCAACATCGACGGCAAGGCGTTGTCCTACGAGAAGGAGAAGGCCAAGATCGTCGATGCCGAGGTCGTGCAACTCAGCGAGGGAGCCATCCATGGAGAACGTGAAACGCACTGAAGCCATCGCCAAGTCAGGCCCCAACAAGGGGCCGCGCGTCAGCCTCGACGACGTGCTGGCCTCGATTGCCGAGGTCCACTACCTGAACGCGGGCGACTGCCTGTTCAAGACCGGCCAGATCAAAGCGCCCTACGACGAGCATCCGGCGACCCTGATGACGATCTGCATCTGCGTCCTGCAGAACAACTGGATCGTGGTCGGCAAGTCGGCCCCGGCGTCGAGCCTCAACTTCGACCCCAAGGTCGGTGCCAAGCTGGCGCATGAGGACTGCATCCGGCAAATCTGGCCGTTGCTCGGCTTCAACCTGCGGCAGGAGCTGGCCGATGGTCGACCTGCAGCGTAGGTTCTTCACCTTCGGCGCAGTGGCGACGCTGATCGTGCCGTCACCCAAGTCGTTCTTCATCCTGAAGCCAGCGGCGCTGGTCGTCGTGCCCTGTCCACCGACCAGCGACGCCTTGCAGCAGATGATTAAGGCGCTGGAAATGTTCGACGCCATGGTCGACGAGATGACGGGCATCCCGCGCTGGGCGGTGATCAGCGAGGCCGCCTACAACCAGCTTACCGGCGACGGTAAGACATGATCGACAACAAGGTCGTCACCCTGCAGGGCACGCCGGTCACCGACGCGGAGCTGCCAACCTACGACGTAGCCAGCGCCGAAATGGTCGAGGAGGTGCTGGCCGAGATCAAGCGCGGCGAGGTCGTCGGGCTGGCCATCGTCCTGCTGCGGCCCAACGACGTGGTCTCGACGCGGCGTGTCGGCAACTCGCTGCGCCTGCTGGCCGGTGCGGCGCGGCTGCACCATCGCATCAACCGGGACTGCGACGGCGACGAGACATGGAACGACCCCAAGCCGACCCCGGTCCCCGATGGAGCCTAAAACCCGGAAGCAGATCAATGCCTTGAGGTATCTCGGTGGAACTGAATTATACGGCCCCTAAAACCGTCGGCCAGTTCATGCTGTCCGACAGTTTCATCCGCGCCCTGCTCGGCCCGGTCGGCTCGGGCAAGACCACCGGCTGCCTGATCGAGCTTTTACGCCGCGCCTGCGAGCAGCAGCCCGGCGAGGACGGCGTGCGCAAGACGCGCTTCGGCATCTGCCGCCAGACGCTCAGCCAATTAAAGCAGACCGTGCTGCGCGACATCGTCTACTGGTTCAACGACATCGCGCACTGGAAGGTCAGCGAGAACACCGTCTATTTCCACTTCCTCGATGTCTACTCGGAGTGGCTGCTGCTGCCGCTGGAGACGCCCGAGGACCAGCGCCGCATCCTGTCGATGAACCTCACCGGGGCGTGGCTCTCGGAGGGCATCGAGATCGACTTCGACCTTTTAGGCCCCATCGCCGGACGGTGCGGCCGGTATCCGGTGGGGCGCGACGGCGCGCCGACATGGCATGGTGTCATCATCGACACCAACATGCCGACCGAGGGCACGCCGTGGCACAAGGCGATCAGCGACCCCGACATCGACTGGACGGTGTACATCCAGCCCGGCGGGCTCACGCCGCAAGCCGAGAACTATGCCTACCTGCTGCAGACCCCGGAGACCATCAAGCTGCCAATCGACCATCCGGCGCGGCTGGCGCGCGGCCGCATGTACTACGAACGGCTGGCGCGCAGCCGCAACGAGAACTGGGTCAAGCGCTACGTCCATGCCCAGTTCGGCCCCGACCCGACCGGCTCGGCGGTGTTCGGCGGCAGTTTTAGGGCCAGCTTCCACTGCGTGCCGGAACTGGAGCCGGTGCGCGGCCGACCGCTGATCATCGGGCAGGATTTGGGCCGCGACCCGTGGAGCGTGATCTGCCAGCTCGACAACGGCGGACGGTTTCTGGCGCTGGAGGAAGTCGAGGCGTTCGACATCGGCCTGCGCCAGCACATCCGCCAGAACCTGCGCCCGGTGCTGATGCAGCCGCGCTACTCGGGCCTGCCCATCGTCATCGTCTACGACCCGTCGGGCGCGGCCAAGTCGCAGTACGAGGAGGTCAATGCGCAGGACGTGTGCCGCAGCGAGGGCTTTGCCTCGATGGGGGCGGGCTCGAACGACCTCGATACGCGGTTCACGTCGGTCGAATACTGGCTGCTGCAGCAGCGCATCGGCGCGGCGGCCATCCTGTTCGACCACGGCCGCTGTCCCAAGCTGATCGAGGGCATGTCGGGCATGTACCGCTACGCCCGCACCAAGCTCGACGTGGCCAAGCCGCAGCCCGACAAGAATACTTGGTCGCATGTCTGCGAGGCGCTGCAGTACGGCTGCATGGCGACCCAAGGCGGCACCGCCCTCGCCATCGCCCGCAAGCTCAGCGGGCGACGGCCCAAGGCCCCCATGGGGTCAGCCGGGTGGACCTAGCGCCTGTGTCTTAGCGCTTCGGTTGAGCCGTCGGCGGCAGGCCCTGATCGGGATGGGCGTCGGCGTCGACCACGACGTAGCGGTAGTGCACACCGTAGCCGGTGCCGCCGATCAGCACGAGCGCGAGGTACTTGCCGTGCACGTCGGGCGGCAGCGGCGGCCACACCGCGCCGGGCGGCAGGACGATGGGATGCTCGGGCGCGCCGGGCGCTCCCGGTGGAACCGGACCGGTGCTGGGGCGGTCGGGCGGCAGCGGCAGCCATGGATGCTCGGGCGTGAGCGGCGGCCAGATGCCGGGGGGCGGCGGCGGCAGGCCGCCGTCGACTTCGGGCGGGTCGGTGTCGGGCAGCTCGTTGTCGGGACCGCCGGGCAGGCCCTGATCGGGAT